CGGGTTCTTTGCAGGGGTATTAGAGAATCTGCACGTAGCAGTATGTAAAGAGGCAATTGCCCGTAAAATCGATCTATCTGTAGATCAGGTGGAACTAATTAGAGAGATCTCACAAAAGGCCGTTGACCATGCTAGGGAACATACTAATACCAGATCTACTCCTCGTCGGTAATTATAAGGGAACACTCTTATATTAGGAACACCGGTATATTAGGAACACTGTGCGGCATGTAGCCGCGCGCGGAGTTTTGCGCCTGCGGCGTCTCGTCTAGGAACCCTGATATAATTGTGTTATAGAATGATAGTAATTAAATTAAAGTGTGATAAGAGTATTAGAGAGAAGTTCCGTGTATATGGTATTGATAGGACTAAGCTGGAAAACTTCCTTAACTACCATACTAATAATTTAGTTCCTACTAGAAAGTGGTGGGTGTATGATCTATCAGTAAAGGGAATACCTGGCGTTGATTCTCAGTACTTTTGGGATGAAGATGAGATTGAAGTTGCAACAAGATGCTACGATTGTTCCACAAAGAAACAGCGACGCATATACTTCCTCTCAAGCCTTGTACATGAGTATAGGCATTGGGTGCAATGTAAATTACAGCGCGTATCAGCTAAGAAATTAAACTACAGTGAAGATGATATTGCAAAGCGTTCTGATGCCTATACTAAAAACCCTTATGAATTAGAATGCGTGGAATGGGAAAACCTTGTCGCAACATTCAATGAGTTTATATAAATAATAATATGGTAGGTAAGTCAGAGAATGAAATGATATATGAGGGTTATACCGGCCGTGCTGGTATGGCAATGGATCAGCAGCGTGATAACAAGAACCTTAAATTTGAACCGCGCTATGATGCTAACAATAGTAACCTCAGACAGTTCGGTGGTTTAACTGGCAACGGTCGCGCTAATGCAGCTGGTATGATGTCTTCAGCTGATCTATCTTCACAACCTTCTGATGAAGAAGATAGAATGGTTGAAGTAAAGGGATACGGTGTAATGCGTTTAACTCAGCTTAGAGATCTTATTAAAAAATTGTCTGGTGATATCGCTGATGCAATTGAACGTGATGTTTACGCAGTTGGTGATAAAGCTGACCTCTTAAAGCTATTTGCAGATACGTATAAGGTTAACATCTCTAGTTGATTTCTCAGTTATATAATATATAATTGACTAATGAATGAAAAGGCTTTTATTGAATGGTCATATATAGATCACTGGGTTGAGAGTATCATTAACGAGATTAACGAGAGGGAGTTAAAGTTTGATACAATTGTAGGTATTGGAAGAGGCGGTCTCATTCCAAGCACTATGATTAGCTATAAGCTTAAATGCTCTCATTTACAGAACTTCGGTATTACCACTCGGCATGCTGAAGATACTATTATTAATCAACGACCCTCACTGTTAGGTAATGTATTAATTGTTGATGATATTAATGATAGTGGTAAGACTTTTGAAATTGTTGATTCGCTAATCAATAATGATAAGAAGTATAAAGATATTAAATCACTAACATACTGTAGTTTAGTTAAGAGATATACATCGACATTCAATAAAGACACAATTGAAGCTATTCAGACGAAATTAGATGATTGGTTTGTATTCCCATGGGATAAATAATTAAGTGAGAGCAAAACCTTTTTATTTCGAAATCAAAGATGTAGTTGCGCAGTTTATAGCTGCGTTTGACGATATCGTCATAAGCAGGTTTAATAAGAATAGAGAAGAAGAAGATCAGATAAACGTTAAGTATATATATGCTCCAAAACAAAGGGTAATGCATGATATCATTAATGAGAATAAGACTCTTACCCTACCAGCTGTTGCAGTTAATGTAACTGGCGTTTCGAGAGATACGTCGCGTGTTTTTAATAAGATTGACGGGTTCTATTATTCAGGTACAAGCGGTGAAGAGAGAACATCTAGGCATATTAAACCACCTGTACCGGTTAATATTAATCTAAGCGTATCTATATTAGCGAGGTATCAGACTGATATGGATCAGATTCTTAGTAACTTCATACCATTCACAAATCCTTACGTTGTTATATCCTGGTATGTACCTAAAGAATTTGGATTAACAGTTGATCAAGAGATTAGATCTGAAGTACTATGGGATGGTAATGTTAGCTTAGATTACCCTGTAGAGTTAGTAGCGAGTCAAAAAGCACGTATTACAGCTGATACATCGTTTACTATTAAGGGGTGGTTATTTAAAGATGAAGCGGATCCTGTTGGTAATATCTTCTTCATTGATCAAAATTTCTACGCAGAAAATATTATTACTGATTACGAGGATCTATCATCTACTGAAGCGACTGTTGAATCTTTTGAACTATCTGGGTCACCGGTGATAACGGATATATTCTATAACGGTGTTAAGCTACTCGACGATTTAACATTGACATTAGGAGCTTCCGGTAACGTATTACTATATGGTACTGGCTTTGAGAATACTGAAACCGTTTTATTCAGCTCTAATAATGATAGCTTATATACATCACTTACATCTTTATCTGCAACAACTAGACAACCTGAAGTATCGGGTCAATCAATTCCCTTTACTATATTAAATGATAATATAATCTCTCTCGAAACACCTCCTCTCACTGCTAGCGGTAGCATACGCTTTATACCTTATAATAGAGCCGGTTATTCATTTAGTGATAATACACTTCATACCCAGACATTTAGTGCTAACTCAACCTTTATTATAGTAGAATAACTATTAAATATTAATTATACCATGGCCGACCAACCAAAAAAATCTATTTTTAAATCAGATATCTTTAAAAGTATCACTAACAAACTACCGTACCAAACTCCGAACGTCGATGAGATAATGGGCGATTTGAATCCTAAGTATGAGGTTTTTCAAGATACCGGTATAAAGAGAACTGAAGCTTTAGCTAATCAATCTATTCTATATAAGAATGATTATAATAGCGTGGCACATGGTGAATTCGGTACAGAGTCGCAATATGCAGAGTTAGTTTACGCTAATATCGAAGAGAATAAAGGAGGTCGTTTACGTGATTATAGAGTTATGGCTTCGTTTGCTGAAATTTCAGATGCGTTGGATGAGATATGCGATGAATGTATTAATAAGGACGAAAATGGTAATGTTGTTAACTTGACATTTCGTAATACAGAGTTAGACGGAGATGACCAAGTAAAGATTCAGGAGGAATTTGAAAAGTATATTGATTATTTTAATCTTGAAAAAAGAGGGTTTGAATATTTTAGACAATTACTCGTTGAAGGTGAAGTATTTTTTGAGCATATTATACATAAAAATTATACTGATGATGGTATCTTAGGTGTGGTTCATCTACCGACTGATCTAGTAGATGCTGTATATGATAATATTCAGAATATGCTTATAAAAGGATTCATCCTACGTAAGCCTGTTTTTGATCTTAAGAATCCTACTAAGTTAGAGAAGATGGAGCTCATCCCGATGGATGATAATCAAATTACATACATCAACTCAGGTATATGGAATCAAGATAAGACATTTAGATTACCATTTATTGAGAATGCTAGAAGAGCATATCGCCAATTATCATTAGTCGAAGATAGTATTGTTATATACCGCCTTGTAAGAGCTCCAGAACGTTTAGTTTTTAATGTCGATGTTGGTACTATGGCGCCGCCTAAAGCTGAAGCGTATCTTAGAAAGTTAATGCAGCAGTACTGGTCAAAGAAAACATTTGATAGCAATCAAGAAGGTGCTGTACAGAAGTTTAACCCTCAGTCTATGCTTGATAGCTTCTGGTTTGCAAAGAGACAGGGATCGGAAGGCACTAGCGTGACGCAGCTAGCTGGTGGGGCTAATCTTGGCGAGTTAGCTGATTTAATGTATTTTGTTAATAAGCTTTATAAAGCTCTAAAAGTACCTACAAATCGATTAAATGCTGATGCTACATTTAGTGACGGTAACGAGATACTACGTGATGAGCTTAAATTCGCTAAATTCATTATTAGAATGCAGCAGCAATTTGCTAGCGGTCTTAAGAATGGTTTTGTTACTCATTTAGATCTATGCGGATTAAAAGAGAAGTATAATATAAAACCGCAGAACCTACACCTAAACTTTAATGTACCTACAAACTTCTACGAGCTAAGAGAGAGTCAGAAGCTCGAGCTTAAAGCTACTAATTATAATAATCTAGTTAGTAATGAGTTTATATCAGCTACTTACGGACAGAAGAAATATTTAGGCTGGAATGATTTAGAGATAAAAGCTAATAGAGAGATGCTACGTAAGGATGCAGAATTCCAATGGGAATTACAGCAAATACAGGGGGCTGGCCCGAGCTGGAAAGACGGTATACAGCCAGGTGGTGGTACTGAAGCTGGTATTGAAGGTGGCGCGCCTGCAGGTACTCCACCTGAATTCGGTGGAGCTGCTCCAGAGACCGCGGAAGTCGAACCAGGTGAAGAAGCTGGTGGTGAAGAATCTGCGCCGGCAGAGCCAGCTGTATAATCTAATCTTTCCAGATTAGTACTAAACTACCGTAATTGAGAATCTCAATTAACTCTCCAGATGTTGGATTCATTGTAGTATTTAAAAAATCTTCAAAATAAGTTGTAGACATTGCACCTGTTACTGTAGGTACAACTGTTGCATGATATGTTGGTGCTGACATATAATTATTTATTAAAGCTGGTTAACTATATATAATATATAAAAACAATTAAATAATTATAATGGCTAAGTGTGATATAACTCCAATCTCTGCATTTCAGAGTACAAACTTAAATAGTAAGATTGATAACTTTAATCGCTTAAGTGATAGAGTCTTACGTTCTCTAGGTTATCCGTTTGTTAATGTTGAGATTCACCGTGACACGTTATACGAGAATATCAGTATAGCGTGTGAGATGTTCGCTAAGTTTGCTGGGTATACTCAAGAGTATTTGATTTTCGATAGCGACTTATATATTAAAAACCAAGGCATTCGATTAGATCATCTTTTTTCTCTGCAAGGCTCAGATACTCTAGCAGAACAGATCGAATTCAAAAACACAAGTAAAGACTTTTCTAACTATAATAAAGCAGATGAATCTTTATATATTGCCACTAGCGCTATCCCAGGTACGTATTTTTCTACTATATCATCTGTATCAGCTTCACTAGAGGAAGGTACATTTGTTAATCAGATATTTTCACAGGACGTATATGATGTTATAACTGATTCTACTAGCCCTACCCTCTCAGGTCTAACTAGCTTCTTTACTCCTAGTCAGAAGCAGAATTTTACTGTTGAAGGTTCTGTTACAGGTAAGAGGGAAGAGTTCATGAATAGTTTTGACTATGATACGATGGATTATAGAAAAGTTATTGCTGTACAAGATTTTGAGGAAGGCTCTTCTACCGGTATTAATCAACTCTTTTCTATCGAGCAGAGTTTAGCTCAGCAGACATATTTTAGTTATGCTATGGGTAATTACGGTTTTGACTTGATTAGTTGGTATGTTCTGAAGGACTGGATGGAGATGAGAGAGAAGTTATTAGCTCAAAAACGTAGCTATACATTTGATGATAGAACACAAATGTTAAGAATGTATCCGCAACCTCGATCCGGTAGTGGGTCATCTCAGAGATTTTACGGTGTTATAAGCTGCTATGTTGAAAGACCTATACGAGATATCATTAAAGAGCAATGGGTATATCAATATACATTAGCGCTAACTAAAATGGCTGTTGCTAATATTAGAGGCAAATACGGTAACGTTACTCTTTTTGGAGGTGGTAGTTTAAATGCTAGTGATTTAATGACGCAAGGCTTGAGTGAAAAAGCTGAGCTCGAAACATCATTATATGAAGGTGCACCTGGCTTCGGTGATGCGGCACCTCCAATGTTCTTTGTTGGCTAGTATTATGCAAATAAAAAAGGATAAAAGATATCGTCAAGGTATTTTTAAACCAGTTAACTCAAAAAAGTATATTGGTAACAGCGATCCTATCTACAGGTCAGGTTGGGAGTTAAAATTTTTTAGATGGGCTGATCTGAATGAAAAAATATTAGCTTGGGGCAGTGAAAACATAATTATACCTTACACGAGCCCTATAGATAATAGAGTGCATCGATATTTTGTAGATAATTTTATTATATTTCTAGATAAGAATGGTAATAAGAAGAAATTCTTAATCGAAATAAAACCGAGTAAACAGGTAGCTAGACCGGTCGAATCAAAGAGAAAGAAAAGAACTACAATTATATATGAGCAAAAAACATGGATTGTCAATCAAGCTAAATGGGATGCCGCAAGGAGATGGTCGCAAAAAAAGAACTGTGAGTTTATTATTTTAACTGAAAAGGAACTAGGAATATAATAAACTGTAGGAAAATCATTGCTTGTGGTATAAATAATATTACATGAGTTTAAATCTTATAGTTGAAACCCCGGCTCCAAAGGAGGAGTTTGAATACATCGTCGAAGAAGGTAAAAATTCTAAAGACTTCTTTATTAAAGGACCATACATGATGGCTGAAGGTGTTAACCGTAATAAGAGAATCTATCCTCTAGAGGAGATGGAAAAGGAAGTTAAAAGATATCAAGCTGATATGGTACAGACTGGCCGTGCGATGGGCGAATTAAATCACCCTACTACAGCTGATGTAGATCTTGAAAGAGCGTGTCATTTAGTAACGGAGGTATCTCAGGAAGGTAATGTTTTCTACGGTAAGAGTAAAGTTCTTTCAACTCCTACAGGTATGATCGTGAGAGCTCTTATAAATGATGGTGTAAGAGTTGGAATGAGTTCAAGAGCACTTGGACAGCTTATACCTGAATCAGGTCAAGAAGGTGTTAGCCGTGTACAGGATTTTAAGCTGGTCGCAATTGACTGTGTCGCTGATCCTTCATTCCCTAAAGCCTTTGTTAACGGTATTTTAGAGAGTAAGCAATACGTGGTTAACAAATATGGTCAGTTTGAAGAGGCGTATGATAATTTTGAAAAGACAATTTCAAATATGCCTCTAAAAAATAAAGATGAATTTTTACGCAAGCATATGTTGCAATTCATTAATTCTCTATAAATAATAATTACATGAGCAAAGAAGTTAAGACAACTATTAAAAAATTTATCAATAAAGTTATTGAAAAAGATTATAAAACTGCGCATGAAAATTTATCTAGTGCAATTAGCGGTAAAATTAAGCAGCAGATCATAAATAATAATATAGACCTTTTCTAATCATGAATATTTCAAAAATACTAAAAGAAGCAACAAACGGCGCGATCGACGAAGCTGTATTAAATCAGATTGAAACAGCTTTTGAAGAGCGTTTAGCCGAGAAGACACAAATTCACGTTGACAAAGCATTGTTTGAACAAGACGAATTATATACAACTAAATTAGAGAAGCTTTTAGAAGCTATCGATGTTGATCATTCTAAGAAGCTCAACAAAGTTGTTGAAGCTATTGAGAGTGACAGAACAGCAAAGCTTAAAGCTGTTGTATCAAAGTATGAAAAAGTATTAACTGAAGATGCTGATACATTTAAAGAAGAGTTAGTTGAGTCAATCTCAACGTATCTCGATCAATTTTTAGAAGAATCGATTCCTGCTGCTGATATTCAAGAAGCAGTAAAAAATAAAAAGGCAATTAAAGTCCTTGAAGGAATTCGTACCGATTTAGCCGTAGACAGCGCTCTTCAGAAAGAGAGTATTAAAGATGCTGTTATTGACGGTCATAAACAAATTAATGAAGCTACTTCAAAGCTTGAGTCTGCACTTCACGAGAAGGGTGTTATTGAAGAAGAACTTATGACAATTAAGTCAAATCTTCTTATTGAACAGAAAACATCTAAACTCGATGAGAGAAGCGCAAAGTATATAAAGAAAGTATTAGCAGGTAAGAGCCCAGAGTTCATTGCTGAAAATTTCGAATATACATTGAAGCTTTTTAATAAGAAAGAAGAGAGCAGACTTGAGAGCTTAAAAGAAGAAGCTCTGAAAGATACAGTAAAGGTAGATAGAGTGATTGCTGAGAAGGTTGAAAAGCCAGCAGCTGCACCATCTAACCCATATCTTTCAGAACTATCCAAATATTAATTTTTAATAAATTTAATGTTTAGGCTTTCCTGAGTTACCTGGATAAATCAAATTGATTTACCCTTGGGGTCGAACAAAATAATAAAGGAAAATATAAAAACTATGAATACAATTAAACCCTCACAGGCTTATATCGATGAATCAAGAGCAGCAGCTCTTCTTGAAAAGTGGGCTCCAGTACTGGACTACACTTCAAAGAGCGTTGCAGCAATTGAAGACTCTCACACTCGCTTAAATACAGCTATGCTACTCGAAAATCAAGAGGCATGGTGTATCGAAGAAGCAGGACCAAACACAGTACCAGCATTGGGTAACCAAGCTGGATCAACTGGTTCGGTTGGTACATTCCAGACTGGCGGTCGTACAGCGACTGGTACACCTGGAACTGACAGCTACGCGCAAGGTGA